TCAAAACTCCTACTGCAGATATAGCTGTCCGTGGGACAGACTTCACTTGTACCGTAGATGAAACAGGCCGCAGTCTCATCATATTGCTACCCGATATAAACGGTGACGCTAGTGGTGAGATAATAGTATCTACCTTAGCTGGTCAAGTAATATTAGATCAACCCTACCAAGCAACTACTACAACTGTCTACGAACAAATACCAACAAGTCCTGTAACATTAGATATAACGTTAGACCTTATAGACAACATGTTGATAGTAGCACCACCTAAAGAACAAGAGGTGTTAGCAGAAGAAGAGGTCACACAACAACAAGACTTTTTAGACTTTACAGATTTAGATGTTGATTACTTGAATGAAGATTTATTAGCAGAAGAAGATTTGTACTTTGATGAACTAGATGTCGACTATCTTAATACAAACTTTTTTGAAGATTTGTTAGACGCTATTTATCTACTAGAAGAAGAGCAACAACAGGATGTATTGGGTAGTGTAATTGATAGTATAGATATAGTGGGGACACAAATAGGACAAGATCCTAACACACAAATAACTACATTCATTAGCGGAGAACAGATAAACTTCCTAAGAAACGTAACAAACTCTTTGCAGTTAACACTAAACTCTGACCAATCTTACTCAATCTTGATCGTACAGGACGGTATTACTAACACTATCAAAGTTAACGGTGCTAACTCTAGTAGCATCATAATTAAACAAGGCCAATGATTAGATTAGGTTTAGCTCTTGTTTTTCTATTGTGTCTACCACTAGCGCTACAAATTACACCTCTTGAGGTGATGAAGTTAAAAACTTTTGATTATCTTGTTGAAGAACAAGAACCCTCTGGGTATTTCACTATACTTGATATAACAGAGCAAGATGTGCAAACAGAGGGTGGTTGGCCGATCCCACGTAAAAGATTAGCAGAAATAAACCAAAAGCTTTTTGAATCTGGTGCTATTGGTGTAGGATGGGTGCTATCATTTATTGATAACGACAGGTTAGGTGGTGACGAAAATCTCGCTGTATCGTTCAGTAAGTTCCCCATAATCGTTGCCACCTTCCAGTCTCCTAACGGTCTGTACCCAGAACCAACAGGAACAGTAGTCTTGGGGCCAGAGACTGCTGGGTATCCATTATCAGGCCATATACCAAATATAGATTTAATTAAGAACAGCGCATACCAAGGTATTGTGTCTGCTCCTGTTGATATAGATAATTTAGTTAGACGTGTGCCTTTGTTATATCAAATGCCAAATGGTTGGGTGCCTTCTTTCGGTACACAAGTTTTAAAAGTTCTTGCTGGCGCAGATACATATGTTATTAAGACCAACGAACTTGGTATAGAAGAAATTAGAGTTAAAGGTTTACCACAAATACCAACAGACAGTTTAGGACGTAAGTGGATTAGTTGGGTTGATACACCAACCACATCTCTTGCAGATATGGATGTACAAAATAAATTTGTTTTTGTTGGTGTAACTGCTAAAGGTGTTATGCCTCAAGTGGCAACACCAGTTGGATTATTAGAACCGCATAAGATTCAAGCGGCATTATCCGAATCTATTTTGATTGAAAACTCACCAGCGATACCAGATTGGCATTTGGGTGCAGAAATTTTAATTTTAGGATTTTTTTGCTTTTTTATTTGGCTTCTAACGCAATCTCTCGGAGTTACGAATGGTTTGATATGGTTTTCTACCATCTTTGTCTCTACGGGCTTCCTAGGCTCTTATATCGTCAAAAGGGGTATTTTACTGGACTTTTCTTATACTTTAGTCGCTGAATTTGTAATTGGGTCTATATCTTTCTATTTAAACTTCAGAAAACAATATAAATTACGCCAACAAATCAAAAAACAATTTGAACATTATTTAGATCCTGCCCAAGTTAAAAGACTGCAAGACAATCCTGAGTTGTTAAAACTAGGTGGTGAGAAAAGATATTGCACATATCTGTTTACAGATGTCAGAGGTTTCACTTCTTTATCTGAAAAACTAGAACCAGAAGAAGTGACCGCTATTATGAACCAGGCACTAACTATTCAAGCTGATGCGGTACAAAAGTATGGAGGTATGGTTGATAAGTATATAGGGGATGCGATGATGGCAATCTTTAATGCACCATTAGATTTAAAAAATCATGAAGAAAAAGCTATATTGGCAGCGCTTCAAATACAACACGACATGCAAGCAGCAGGGTTAGATATTGCAATTGGAATTGGTTTAAATTCAGGGCAATCCGTTGTAGGTAATCTTGGAAGTTCTTCACGCTTTGATTATACAGCTATAGGTGACGCTGTAAATACCGCAGCACGATTAGAGTCGGCAACTAAAGAAGTAGGTGTTGATTTGTTGATTGGTGAGTCTACTGCTAAAGCTTTGATTGGTACACCAACTAAAAATCCATTACGCAAACTTGACAGCATAAGCGTCAAAGGTAAGAGTAAAAAACTAAATATCTATACTATGGCCCAAGAATAGGGTCAAAACCTAAACGTTGCTCTCTTTCAAGAACTGATGCAGAATCAGGTTGTGTTATACCGTAACTAGATAGATCTGGTACTGGCATATCAACACTTTGTACAGCTCTAGTTGTCATGTCTCTAAATTGCTCTGCTTCTGGTCTACTTGCTAAATTAGCAACTTCACCTCTTACGGATTCATCAATGGCCTCAACACCACCTGCAATTTCTCTTGTTAAATATTGTTTTAAACCTCTCTCAAAATAATCAAATACTAATGTGATAGAACCTTTATCTGTGCGTGCCATAGCTCTAACAATTTCAGGTCTTGAAAAAGCACCACGCATAAGGATAATACCAATCGCAAGCGGTATTGCATTCACATTTAAAAATCCTACTGCAAGTGAAGCAGCGATAAGGCCACCAGCTGCTGCACCACGACCAGCCTCGCCTTTTGTTAAGACATCAATCGAGTTGGCTAAGTAACGCAAACCATCTTTGGTTTCCTTACCAAACATCGCTTCTAAAGTTTCATCACCATAAGAATCCAAAGCACTCGCTAATTGCGCAGGTTTGAAGATGTCAGTTACTTCACCCTTTGTGCCAGGTTTAATTGCAGTTCGTAACAATTTGTCCATACTTGCATTTTGTACTTCTAAAAAAGCTTCATCGCCAATAACGTCCCTGACCTTTGCAATATTATCAGCACCTCGTGGTGTAAATATTTTACTTACAACTTCTTCGGCTGTAGCATTTGGTAAACGTTCTGATATAAATTTATTGGCTTCAAATAATTCTTTATCTAATTGAGCACTAGCTTTGCCTTTAAGTGCCTCCATAAAGTCAACACTTGCTCTGCCAACCGCTGCGTAACCTTGTCTATTGACACTTATGTTGCCTAATAAATCCAATACTTCATCAGACTTAATGTTCGGTTTTAATTTGATTAAATCATCTGAAAGGTTTTGCACTTGTGTTGCAACGTCTGCACCAAATAATTCCTCAAGTTTACGAGCATCTCTTCTTTGAAAATCCTTCATAAACTTACCAAATTCCACAAAGTCAATATTACCTGTTGTTGTGTCTAATCCTTTATCTAATGCGTCCCTAAAAAATTGTTGTTGCATAATTGTTCTGACGTCTTGCTCTACATTAGTTGCCTTGCCGATATTTGCCGTATATTCATCATATTGTCTGAGGTTTTTAAATATGTCTCGCAAGTCTGCGTAGTCGCCTTTAATAAATGCATTTGCATATATTTCATCAGCGTCATTAGAACCAAACTTGGCCTGCTCTGATATTCTTTTTAGATTAAAATTATCAAACGAAGCATTTGCCGTAGCATATCTATTATTAATATCTTTCAACTCCTCAGCGTATTTAGCTATTTTACTTGCTGTACTAATGCCAAGCGGAGGTATTCTCAAACCCTCTGCGTCATAAGTAATACCGTACTTATCAACGTCGGTTAAATCATCCATAAAACCACCACTTCTTCCCATACCAAAAACAGGGTCATCTCTTAAAGGAATGAGTCGACCATCTTTATATATGGTTTGATCAAAACCAAGTTCATTAGCCATTTTTTCGTACATTTTATTCATCTGGCCTCTATTCAATGTTGTGTATTTGTATTTTCGGAGATCTTTGACAGCATCAATTATTCTAGGCATGTTTAGAGTTTCTGGGTTTTCGACCATACTCTCTAAATCTTTTACAGCGTCTTTAAATGGTTGCAGAGCAGATGCTGGCAAATCACCTGGTTGATCTAAGCCTTTGACAATTTTTACTTCATAATCATCTAGTTCATCTTTAATATTTTTTACTCTAGTATTAAGGATTGTTGCAATCTTTCTTTGCACAACACTTGCTTGTCCTTTGACAGGTGTGGCTGCGACAGCCTCTCTAAATTGCTTATCTAAAAGCTTGTATTGGTCGCCAAAGGTATTGTCTATGGCACGTCGAGCACGATCCATATTTTCAATCAATAA